GTAATTTGTACCCCGATGGTTACATCGATTTCAGATAGTTAACTATCCACCAGCTACCTATACCTGTAGCTCTAGATGTAGGATTACCCTCACTCGCTAGTGAACGGGTATAACCTAAGAAATCGGGCATGAGATCGGTCGCTTTAGAGGCGATAGCTTCAATATCGTCCATAAAGTGTGGGATGTCTAGACCCAGTCTATATTTATCCCCTTTCATGCAGTAGTCCACGAACTTTTCGCGTAGAGGATGATACTTCACATTCTCTAGTATAGATAATTGCCTGAGTGCTACCATCTTTGGTCCCCAGATTTCGGGATCGTAATAGCGCTCTTGTTCAGCCAACCTACCTAATGCTCTATAGGTTGAGTAAACGCCTACACATACGCCATTGACTCTATAATCGGTATGGTGCCACCGTCTTAAATATGTGCAGTCATGTTTGCTTGCGTATTGCTTATCAGTATTCATCTCCTGACCGTGGCTTGAATACGCGCGCACTACATCTTCAACCGTGATCCCAGGATAACTAAGAAGTCCATCATCACCGAGACACATTGAATTAGGGTTTAGAGTTTTCTTGTGTGCTAGTGCCACTTCATATTGAAGTGCAGTGTGTGCTAACGTCTCATCTGCGTTAGTTCCACCTGAACCTGAACCCATACCATGTTTTCCAGTTCGCATCATATCCCAGGAACATAACAGAGGTATATTATATTTAACTGGGAACACATTCTGCATCCATTCTCTGTAGGCACTGCAGTCTGTAAATATACCATTCAGTATTTTAGCTGCAGCTAACTGCATTTCAGAGTTAAAATGCTGATCAAATTTGCTGAAGTCAGTGCAAATGATCAAATCTTCTTTAGATTTAGTATCAAACAGCTGAGTGATCCTCTGATCTACAGCTTCCATGCCAACCCAAGCAGGTACGATGTTGAATCTTTGACTTGATTCAATCAAAGGTTGATACAACTGTAATTCACGAATGTTCACGCCAAAGGGAAACATCCAAACAACCCTCTGTTTAACGTCGTCACTCGTTGGTCCTCCTTCTTGTCCTCGCCATCCTAAAACTGCTGCCATTTTCCAAGACTTACCATGCAACTTCTGCAACTCACCATCAATATCGACAGGTGTAGTCTTGCTTACTACAGCTCTCCTTTTAGTGAAGTACGGCAAGCCACTGTTTGTAGACTTCTTCATTTTCTCAACAGTGCTAGCTTCAGACCTGAGCCTCAATCCGCGCAATTGATTGAACTTATCAATGGTGGCGGCAATCGCTTCATCACTGATAGGTTTTGATTCAAGGAGAATTGAATCATAGTAAGAATCAATGTCAGGAATACGATCCTTGAGCGGTTTCATAATTGACATTGGTCCGACTTTCTTGCGCAAGTCATTCTCAAATTCAAACAAAGTTGGCCATTCATGTTCAATGGTTTTGAGTGTACTTTCCCAACCTGTAAGAATTGACTCGAGACTTTTGCCTCGATAGAAAGTAGTGCGATACTCTTCGTCATTACCCTTGACAACATGATCAAGATAAGCCCGTAATCCTGGGTTTGGTAAATCCGCATACTCTCGTAAATTAGTTGCCAATCTAGTGGCCTCCTTTCCCTAAGTAATGGTCCAAGCCAGTAGATACATATACAACTGGAACATTGAACTTCTTTGCACTAGTTGCCCAATTCTGAATCCACTCTTCGGCAGTTGAAACTGGGACTTTCAGCTTCTTAGCGCTGTATCGTGCATCCTTAGGTAAATAGACTTTAGTGATCTTCATCACTTCCATCAATTTAGGTTCATTGGTTAACACAATGTACCCTTGTTCTGCATACATCTTTGCTAATTTAGCAAAAGGCTTAAGCAGAGTAGCCTCGTCTTCCTTTCGCACATCTAGTGCAGACCGGAAGAATCCAAAGTCTAAGTCAAGATAACGTGACTCTCGTTTGGCTAGTGGCGTTTTCCCCATTCCAGGAAAAGCTAACATAACCATTTCAGATTTCTCCTTTCTTAAAATATTTGTAAA